GAATACAACACGATGCTGTGGAACAACGGCACCGATGCTGGTAAAGAGGCAGCACGTAAGCAGAAACGCAAACTGACTTACATTGCTAACATCTATGTGGTCAAAGACCCTGCTAACCCTGCCAACGAAGGCAAGGTGATGCTGTATAAGTTCGGTAAGAAGATCTTTGACAAACTCACTGCCGCAATGCAACCCGAGTTTGAGGACGAGGAAGCAATTGATCCCTTTGACTTCTGGCAAGGTGCTAACTTCAAACTGAAGGCAAAGAACGTTGCCGGTTATCGTAACTATGACTCTTCTGAGTTCGCACGTCAGGATGCACTGCTTGAAGATGATGATGCAATGGAAGCAATCTGGAAGAAGGAATATTCTCTAGAAGAGTTTGTTGCTGCCGACCAGTTCAAGTCCTATGATGATCTGAAGAAGCGTCTGGACTATGTGCTCGGTATTAAGGGCACTCCTAAGTTCCAGGATCAAGAGACTGTTGAAGAGGAAGAAGAGTTCCGTCAGCAGAGTTCTGCTCCTGTTCCTCAGTCTTTGAAGGAGGAACTTGATAGTCTTTCTCCTACATCTTCTACTGAGGATGAAGATGATGCAATGTCATACTTTGCCAAACTGGCAGAAGACTGATAGAGATGGGGAGGGAAACCTCCCCTTTTTTATTGAGGAATTGTTACTCTAGTATTTTCTGTTCTTATAACTTCTTCGCTTACATACTCGGATGATTTGTCATAGATCATAATTTCTCTCATATCATTCAAGAACTGTTGTAAATATCCTCTTCTTAGTAAGTAAATTGAAGACTTCTCATCGTTCCTTTTTACTTCATATTCATAGTTAGTAACTGATCTTACTACGGATGATCCACTTTTTGTTTCATAACCGTTGTCATAATAACTAATTGAAAAATCTTCATCAACTTGTTGTCCTTTTGGAAGAATCAATCTGTTACTTGAATCTTTAATTTCTTTAGTTTCGTAGTGATGAACGTTGTTTAGTTCAGTACCATATTTTTCTTCCGAATACTTATAGAGATGATAGTTGGATAATGGCCATTCATCTCTTACATTAATAATTCCTGCAGTCATCAAAACAACCCAATCAAGTTCTGCATCACCATAGAATTCTTCTGCTACGAGATCTGGTCTAGAACCATCTGGGATCTCGTATTTGTTAAAGATGGTAAAAACTTGATTCAGATCATCGCGAAGTTTGTTTCTTCTGAATAAGTTTTTAACAGTCAAATAATTCTGAGAGGAAAGACTGTCAGAAAGAAATGACTGATATTCTAAGTCTGGTAGTTCTCTGAAATAACCCATTTTAGTATCCTACTCCTTCTTTTACATCATCATAATCCATATCATAAATTGGTTCAAGTTCTTTGAACTGCAAATCCATAATCATTGAGACTGGTGTTCCATCATCATAGGTTGCATAAGTTCCCTCACCGGTATAATTGACTGAAATATTTTCTAAGAAGCACTGCTTAAACTTATGGAGAAATGGATGATTTCCATTACCTTTTTTGTATGATAGTTCAAAAACATTTGGTGTTTTAAGAAATAAATTTTCGCTCGTTGTCAACTGAGGTGCCATATTTCTTTTAATAATGTTTATGATTTTTTTAATCTGAATCATTTCTTTTTCATCTCTTGGAGTCATTTTGAATGAGAATCTAAAAGACCTTAAAGTTGGTCCATTAAATAATAACTCCATATTGGGATTAAAAATTACTCCCTCTTGTCTTGCTAATATTTGATTAATGGATACATTGCCACCAAAGATTGATGCTGCACTTGATGCGAGTTGTTTTGTAATTAAATCTCTTGCATTGTCAAATGAAAGACCCGATTTTGCTATCTGACTTTGAACATCGGGTGAGATTTTGCCAAAATCACCACTACTCAAAGCTGCAGGCACATCTTTCATTAACCCTTCAGCTGCCCCAGTAAGTGCTGCAGCCAAAGAATTTAATTTATCATCATGATAACTTACGGCATTGGTGTCCTGTATATTAGATGGAACAGGTAAATTTATTGTTGCAAATACTTCTTTTGGATTTTGATTTTTTCTTGAACCGGGTGTTCCGATCAAAAAGTTTGTTTTTTCACTTCCAGTTCCAGTTTTACTTACTGGAACATATTCCACTATTCTTATGTTCAGATAATCTGTATCCTTATGAATCTCTGCATTTGGATATCTAAGAATTTCTGTAGATTTCTTTTGTTTATTTTTTCTTTCTGACCCTTCGAGTGCCATTTAATTACTTTTTAGTTATTTAGAAGGACTTTGCTCAAAATCACCATAAGACAATCTTTCCATATCTACTCTTTCTTCTTCATAGACTTCATATACATTGCCCACAATTTCATTCCAGGTATATTGTCTTCTATCACTCCAATGTAGGTTAATGCCAATGAATCCCCAACTGAATACTTTTTCAACACCTACGAGAGGATATGGGTCAAAAATTATTCCGGGTGTTTTGGCACTATAAACAAAGGTATACAAATTTCCAACGACAACGCTGGTTTTACTAGTTCCTGATAAAGTTGCTTGTATTGCCTTCATTATATCCTCAGGTTTATCAAATCCGTCCATTGCATCAACGATTCCACGAACACGGTTACTGTTATCGTCAGTTGGATTTCTTCTTTGTCTGAGGGTCTTTCTTGGCATTACTTAATACCTAGTTCGTTTTCTGTAAGAACTTTAAATTCATAACCACGATCTAAACACCATTCTTTAGCAGCATTCCACTTTGCCTGATTCTTGGCATACTCAACAACTTCATAGATATAACCCTTAGTTTTTTTCTTTTGAACTTTGGGTTCAATACATTGTTTATATGGTTTGATCTCAATGATCATCTTTTTAATCTTACCAGTTGATTCTTTGACCTTGATATAAAAGTCTGGAAAGTATCTGTGATATCTGTTATCAACTGGAGAACGATACGGAACAATAACCTCTTCACTTCCCCATTCTAAAATATTTTCGTTCTTATCACAGTAGACCATAAATTTGCGTTCCCAGAGAGAACGGTATACAATGTTTGTAGGGTCACCCTTATACTTTTTAGGATAAGATGGTTGATATTTTCCCTTATATGACATCTAAATAACTAATAATAAAGTAAGTCGTATAGGTATTTAGAGTGCCAAGTCCGTTCATAAACAGAATTACGATGGGAGATGCCAAAGATATCTTTGGTAAAATTGCCCAATCCAATCATTATGTGGTAAGTTTCTCTTCTTTAAATAGTTCTATTACTAATCACATCAGAAGAAAATTTGATGTTAATGATATAAGAAGTTTTATTTCCCGTAAGTCAGGTATCTTATGTTCTGAGGCATCACTTCCAACCAGTGGTTTTGCTACGGCAGAAGTAAAGGGTGATTTTATGGGTGTTCCTCAGGAATTTGCTCATACGAGATTGTATACTGATGTTGATTTTACCTTCTATATTGATAATGACTACAAGAATTTAAAATTATTTGAAGGTTGGATGGATTATATTTCAAGTGCGGGCGAATTGTCTGAAAATTCAAGTGAATATTATAGAAGATTTAGATATCCTAATGGAGAAAAGGGATACAAATGCGATACAATGTATATTACTAAATTTGAAAGAGACTATAAAAAGAAAATGGTCTATCAATTTAGAAATGCATTTCCAAAATCTATGACATCAATTCCAGTATCTTATGGACCTGCAGATTTACTCAAAGTTAGTGTAACATTTAACTATGATCGTTACATCATAGATCCAGAAAGTTATAGTAGAAGATCTAAATACGACTAATAAATAATCGTATATGAAGTGTAATTTTTAAGATGCCTTTACCAAAAATTAATACTCCAACCTATGAGTTGGAATTGCCTTCAACTGGAAAGAAAATTAAATATCGTCCCTTCTTAGTCAGAGAAGAAAAAATTCTTTTGATGGCACTAGAGTCTGAAGATATGAAACAGATCTCTAGCGGAATCGTTCAGATTCTTAATGATTGTATTTTGACGAGAGGAATTAAGGTTCAGACTCTTGCAACTTTTGATATTGAATATTTGTTCTTAAATGTTCGTGCAAAATCGGTTGGTGAAACCGTAGAAGTCAATATCACCTGTCCTGATGATGGTGAAACAACTGTTGAGATGGAAATTGAGATTGATTCAATCAAAGTTCAGAAAGATAAGAAACATAAAAATATTATCAAGTTGGATGATACATATTCAATGAAATTGAAGTATCCTTCATTTGATCAATTCATTGATAATAACTTTGAAGTATCTCAAGATGTGAGTGATGTTAATCAATCACTCAATATGATTACTTCATGTATTGAGATGGTTTATGATGAAGAAGAAAGTTGGAGTGCTTCTGATTGTTCTAAAAAGGAACTGACTGAATTTGTAGATCAACTGAACAGTAAGCAGTTTAAGCAGATTGAATCCTTCTTTACTACAATGCCTAAATTGTCTCATACTATTGCAGTAAAGAATCCTAATACTGGAGTTGAATCTGAAGTTGTTCTTGAAGGGTTAGCAAGTTTTTTCAGTTAAGTATGGCTCACACGAATCTTGAGTCATACTACAAGATTAACTTTGCCTTGATTCAGCATCATAAATATTCATTAACAGAGATAGAAAATATGATTCCGTGGGAGAAAGAAATTTATGTTGCTTTACTCCAACAATACATTGAAGAAGAAAATCTAAAGGCACAACAACAGAATGGCATTCAGTAGTCAGAGTTTTACTGCACCAAAGATAACTAAGGGGAATTTTTCTTCTCCCCTATCTTCTGGAGCTTCAAAGATTTCTGGTGTTACTCCTAAGTTAAG